GCATTTTGTTGGTGACAAGCCTGCTCCTACCTGGAGAGATCCACTTATGTCACAATTTATTCGTGGTCCAGGCTCTTGGGCATTTGACGAAAAGATTCTTCAAGATCCCATGCCCTTCAGTCGCAATCCTCGTACTTTGCAGCTTGCTCGGGCAGCTCCTCGCAGATACGATCGTCCCTGTGATCCCCTTGGTGACCGTGTTAAGTCATATTATCGCACCGCCGCTCTTTGGGCTGATGCTGAATTTGGTCGATATGTCCGCAACTCTCGGATATATTCTTACGATGAGGCTCAGTCCACCCTTGACCCATCTAAAGCCGCTGGTGCGCCTTGGTCTTTATATTATGCTTCTAAAGGCCAGTATTGGGCTTCCCCTGATGCTATCATGTTTGACCAGTATTGGGATCTTCTTTGTACAGATGCTGGGCCCCCTAGTGTTTGTGCTCAGATTGGTAAAGACCAGCTTCAGGCCTTTGAAGACAATTTTGCGGGTAAGATGCGTACTGTCACCTCTATGGATGTTAATCACGTTCTCAGTCATGCAATTTTTTGTGCTGATCAGAATAAGCGATTCCAGAGTGCAGCCTTAGCTACATCCAGCGCATATGGTATGTCCCTTCTTAATGGTGGCGCCAACCGACTTGTCCATATGATGGAGCGAGATTGCAAAAAACCTAGTACCCTCGAGCTCGATGGTAAGCGATTTGATGCCAGATTTTCATCATTCCTTTTTGATCTTATTCGAGATCTTCGTTGGTCCTGGTTGTCCGATGAGTGGAAAACCCCTGACAATAAGAAGCGATTTGATAATATTTACCGCCTTCTATGGTCTTCTCCTTTGTTAGGGCTAGACGGTGTTCTTTATTCTCGGTACATTGGCAATCCGTCTGGCCAACTGTGTACTACTGTTGACAATACTATTAAAAATTTTATGGACATGTGTGTTCTGTGGATGCTCTGCACTGATCCTAAATTTCACTTTTATGCGGTTTTTTCATCCAAAATTCGTCTGTGCCTCTATGGTGATGATGTCAATATCACTGTGCACCACGATTTCCACCATCTTTTTAATGCTGATTCAATCCTTTCCGCTTCAGCTCATATTGATATGGAGTATACCTTTGCTTCCATGGATTTTCGGTGGTTTCATGAATGTACTTTCTTAGGTCATTCTTTTTCTCGATCTCAACTTCCCGGCACTAGCTTCTGGTTCTGGCTTCCCATGATTTCATGTGTTAAGATGGTTTGCAGCTACCTTTGTTGGGGCTCTGACCAAGACTCTCCTACTGCTCGTCTTGAGGCCCTATGTGGCATTCGCAATGAAACTTTTGGTTGTCCTCATTGTCGAAAGTTCTACTCACAGTTTTATGAGTGGGTTCTCCCCAAGTACGGGATCGATTATTTCCCTGGCTACTTGCCGGATGTCTCTCTTTGGGCACTGTACACTGGCCTTAGTGAATCGGAATTTGGATTGTTTGTACAGGGCAAGAGCTCTTCCGATCAATTAGAGAATCCCATGGCTTACAGTAAGTTCCAGGATTATTTTCACGATGTCTC